TCATCTTGTAACTTTTACCTTCATATTTTCCGTTCACAGGAAAAGGTGTCCAAATATTTCCATCTGTCTCTTGATATACCGTTGCCAATGCTGAACCAACCATATATTGCTCACCCAAAGCCATACTGGTATCAACTTCTTCTCTTACTGAATCAGCAGCAGCTTTTGCATCTCCACTACCCCAAGGTGAAAATTTATCCCATCTTTTTGAACGATCTATTTGATCTAATTTCTTATCATCCTCATTAACACCACCACCTAAAAGATTAGCGGAGATCCAAGCATCTTCATTTTCTGCTTTATAAATATCTAAATTAAAATCATGATTTTTAGTTACGAAATGATTAGTAGAACTTGGACTGTGAACACTACTTTTTAGACAAACATATCTTGGAAAAAAATGAACCATTTTTTGTCTTTTTATTTCTAAATCATCTGCAACCTCACCACTCATCCCTTTTGGAAACATCAACAATTCCCAGTTGATTTTGTAAGCACTCCCATTAGGCATAGGGGCATAAAGCCCAAACTTTGCATTAGAAGCAGGAGTTTTTGTACTTGAGAAACTTGGTTGCCATGCCCACTGACCATTGTCATTTAAAACCTTAACCATAAAAGGATCATTATCGTCATACTCTCTATTTCCACGATTTGCATAATTATTGTCATTACGAACCGAATGGTCAGTCCCTGGCCCAACAAAATCAGATGGTCTTAAACGATTTTGCTCGTCAAGGTGTTGAGTAAAATTAGTACCATGTAAACCTTTATATTGAACTGGTTGAAAACTCTTGTTAGCACGACCACCTGTAGAAAAATAAAGTTTATATTTTGATTCTGGAAAATTATCTAAAAATGTCTCACCTAAAGCAAAAGTTTTTAATAATGGTTTAGCCCCTATTTCGCCTTGAGAAAACAAACAAATAGCATTAATTTCTTGACCATATTGTTTTTCACGAATTTGCGACCAAATTAACTGACTTGAAACTCTTACACCTAACCTTGCATAAACCAAAGGGATAAAAGACCCTAAAACGGCTAAATCTTGTAATGATTCAAATCCACTAACAGGATTAAATCTACTTCTGCCTTGAACACCACCTATCTGAAGACTTGGTGCGTCTTTTGGTTGTTTGGGTTTTGGTGTAAGTAAATATGTAGCAGCAGCAATTGCAACGGTAATTGCAAGTTTTACATACCATGCCTGTGCTACATACCATGCACCAATACTTACTGGATCACATCTAATATCTGGAATTAATTCATATCCTTTTCTTGAATCTTTCTGATATTTATAAGTTAAATCTAAAAACTGTAAATACTCTTTATCAGTTATACCAAGTGCATTACATAGTTCTATTTCATAGGGTAATAAAGTTCTAAAACCTCCAAAAAGGTTAGAGGACTCCATCGAACCGTCTTCTCTACGAAGGATAGCCAACCGCCTTTCCAATAAACAGCCATACCATAGCCTTTTTCTGCTTTACACAGAGCTACGACACCAATATTAGCGGTTGTTGTCTGTCTTCCCCACTTTTTTAATTCATCAGAAAACACTTTATAGTCTTTTTTTCTTAAACGCCTGTACCAAGACCTTGGTGGCTCTGGACTTTCAATCCCATAATTTTTCAATACTTCTCTAGCTAAAGTCAAACAATCTGCTGCTTTATGCTTATCAGGTGTTGCGCCTAAACGATAAGGCAAACCCAAAAGCAATTCAGTTTTCATTTCGTTCTTATATTTCCTGTGACTGGTAAATGACCAACCAGTGAACTTGTTAAAAACCTTCCAATATTTCCACCAACAGCATCCACTCCTGTAGAAAGCATTAATTCTATATTTGTTGCATCGTATCCCATTGAAGTAACAGTCCAGCTATCAGTAGAAATCCTATCTTCAACAGTTGTAAACGCTGTATTCATTTTGCAAATATGAATATGAACATTCCAACCTTTATCAACAGCATCATGTGCATAATTCATAGATAACTTGTTAGGAGCCGTACTTCCATCTCTTAAAGTACTTGTATTTGCCAAAATCAAAGAAGCCTCAAGGTTGTCTCCACTTTTGGTTTGTGCTGCACCTGAATAAAGAAAACTTAGATATTTATAATTACCATTACCAAAAGGGCCATCATCAAAAGAAATTGTATTGACTGGATCTGCGTTCTGAAACCTTTCTTCTATGCCATTTTGTTTTTTCGGATCATAAAGATCAATAAAAACAGCTATAGGAACTAAACCTGACATTAGATACCAATCCGTGATCTAGATGAGCGACTATTTTGCAATGATCTCATTGTTTTTGTCTCTCCCATTGCAGCACCTTTATTTGCTGCTGAATTAATGATGCCACTTACAGCAGATTTAGGAACATATTCATCACCGTTAAAGTTTAATGTTGGGCCTGTGTAATTAACAGTTGTCACCCCACCACCGCTTCTGCCACCATGCATTTCAACTCCAAGTTTCCCACTCTTTCCTCTCTTTAAAGGCATTATGGCTTCAGGGCCAGCCTCACCCATGATGCCTAATTTCGACCCACCATATTGGAACATAGTTGGTGAGTTAACTACACCACCTTTTCTATAAGGAACAATTCCATTGGCTGCAAAAGCATTACCATTTGCACTCAACGAGACAGGGAATCCCATCGCTTTCATTAACGGTGCAGTAATTGATGCCCTTATCGCAATCTTCAACAGGTCAGCAAGAATAGCTTGAACTAACTTTCCAAATTCAAGTTTTCCTGTCTGAGCAAAACTAACTATTGCATCTTCCATTTTTGTAAACGCACCAACAACGGCAGTTTCAATTTGATTTGTAATATTGAATCCTGTTGCTGCAAATTTTTCTAAAGCAGATACGGCTCCATCCAAATTTGCGTCTGCTGGATCAAATTTCTTTTTCTTATTTTTGTCATTTAATTCATTTTGCTTATCTATATACTCTTTGATCACTTCATTCCTACGTTCTAAATAAGCAATTTCTTGCAGCATTTCTTCAGCAGCTTTTCCACCAAAACCAGAAGCCAAAGCAGCCGCATCTTTCAATTTCTTTATCTCCTTTAAATTTTTATGCCATTCTTTACCTGCCTCTTCAACACTTAACCCAAACAATGACTCCATCATCTGAGCTTTAGTCTCACTCCATTTTCTTTGTAACTTATTAAGCATTATTAGTAATGCAGCTATACCAGCAGTAACAGCGACATAAGGATTGATGCTGGCGACAATATTAAACTTAGTTTGCCAAATCGTAGCTGCTTTTAATCCAGTCACTAATGCTCCAAAACTAGCTACCAATGCTTGAATCTTCAGCCCAAGAAAAGCAGCACCAGTAATAATGACGGCATCCGTAAGAAGTTCAAAATTATTAGCTAATAATTTAATTACTGGAATAATTACTTTAGAAACATTAAGAGCCACCTCTGCAATATCCTCTAAAGCAGGAATAAGATCTACAGCTAAATTTGCTCCTACTTCTTGGAATTCAGCACCAACATCTTTTAATACAGTACCTACTGCAATCTTTAACCTATTCATTGCAATCTGGGATCTTGCACCTGCTTCTTCATTTGAAGCTGCAATCTTTCTTGCTAATGGTTCATATTCATCTCCTAAGCTTGTAATAAACTTACTTAACATGTCTAATCCGACTGTCCCATCTTTAAGATTTTTCTGTAATTTCTGAGTAGAAATATCATTTGCTTTAGCAAACTTTGTAACTGCTGCTGGAAATCTTTCACCCAACTGCCCAGAAAGTTCTTCGGCTGATACCTTCCCTTTTGAGAAGATTTGAACCATCGCAGTTATCGCTGATTTAACATCATCTGCGCTACCAGCCGTACCTTTAATTGCAACTGTTGTATTTAAGAATGCTTCGGTTGCGTTATGAATATTTCCACCAGCACCTAAAACCGCAGCACTTAAACGAGTCATTCCTCGAATTGCTACTTCTTGCGGCACGTTGTAATCACTAGTCGCTTTTTGTGCTGCCGCTAATGCAATCTCATAACTTTCTTGGTCTTTAGTTATTCCTTTTAGTGCAATCTTTGCTTTCTCAATACTTGACGCATAGACAGCAGTCTCTCCTACTGCCTCCACCATAGGCTTTGCAGCAAATCCAACTCCAACACCAGCAGTAGCTCCTTCTTTAAAACTTCCACCCATTGCTTTATTAATTCCTCCACCAATCAATCCAGTAGCACCAGGCAGCGGCCCTCCAAAAGCCATAGCACCACCTATTATTCCCAAGCCTTGGAACATATCTTTGCGTCCAAAGCTTGCTTTATTCATCGAAGCATTAGCCTGATTTATCGCAGCATTTACCCTGTTAATTTCTATTGTGAGTTCTTTAAATTCTTGAGTTCCAATTTCTGTTGTTTGACGAACTCTTGTTAATGCGTCTGCTTGCGCACCTAAATGACTAATCGTGTTAGGAACTGCTTTTCCTAAACCTAAAATTTCATTCTTTAATCTTGTAACTCCTGTACCAGCTAACTTAATAGGGTTTTCTAATTTTCTAAATTTATTACCTAGACCTTGCAACTCTGCAAAGCCTTGCAAGTCAAGTTTTAATGAAACGGTTTCAACAACTTTTCCAGCCATATCAAGAATCCTGTTTATTCATTTCGGTGAGAGCAGCAGCTTCCATGATTTTTAGATTTTCAAGCATCTCTCGTCTGTTCTCTACATTGTATATGTCAAATAAACCTCCTGCACTTAATAACACCTCATATTTCAAACCAGTCACTCCTCCAAAAGTAACCATCCATTGAGTTTGCATTCTTAAAAACATTAAAACTGTTTCCCAATTCTCTTCCCACACAATGCATCCATCTTCCTTTTCCTTTGGTTTCTCAGGCAATTTAATACCAAAAATCTTGGCATCTTCATCTACCTGTTCATCTGATCCGCTGCCACCCGAAACCCAATAAAGAGCAGCATCAGTTAGTTTTTTCCTTGTGCGTTTTGATAAAAATCAGTAAATGCAGCTACAACACCAGCAACGAAATCAACATCTTCAGAAAAAGCTTTTAATTCTTTTTCTGAGAAAGGAATATCTTTTCCATCTTCATCTTGAATCTGACTCCATCCAACAATTATTTTTTTCAAAGCACCAAAATCTTGTTCAGCTTCAAACTTAACAAGCTCTGTTTTTTTCAATCTTTTAAACTTAACAATAAAGGTAGAACTTTCAAATTCCCCTGGTGTTGTTTCTGAAGGTTTTTTAACTTCAACAGGCCAAGGATACGCAGAAATTTTCTTCCGTATAAAACTCATTAGATAATTAATAGAGATACTTCGCCACTCTACTCATAAAAAGAGAGGGCGTAAGCCCCCTTTTATCTATATACCAACGAAAACTCATCATTACCGCTGGTCGATGGACATGCGGTGACAGGAATCTCAGCCATTACAATTCCATTTTGTTCTGAATAAGCTACATCTCCTATATCTATTTTGGTCGAGGTGAATTGAACAATATTCCCAGCGGTTGTTCCATGAGTAAAGGTCAAGTTACCTAAAGACGTATCACTTAAAGCAGAAGCAAAATAATTTTTTTGTGCCACCGTTGTTGCTTCGATAGTGACGCTACCAGCAGAATTACGATCAATAATGTGTACTTCCTTAGTCCCTCCCACTAACTCCATATAGGTAGTCGTTACACCAGCATCAAATTCAATAGACTGACAAGCCCCTGCGTAAGACAAAAGCTGGAATCCAGTTGTATTTCCATTCTTGAAAATTAATGGTGTTGCCTGATTCCCATAACTAACAGTAGGAAGAGCAACATCTGCTGGAGCTACATATATGCCTTGAAAAGTGAAATTTAATTTAGGAATCTCTCCTACAGAAGCTTCTAAAGCCCAACTTCCTCGACAGCCTGTCGTCTTATGTAAGACACCATCTACGTTGTAATAAATAGTTGCTGACTCAAACGATCCAGATACAGGTGCATAAGTAACACTTGTATTAGCAGCAACTGTTTCGCTAAAGCCACACGCACGTAAGGCTTTTCCTACTCTAGGAGCCGTGCCTGCTGCTGTTGACCCTGCAAGTTCCACGCTAAACGCACACTCAACTTTTGTGTTAGCTAATAATTGTCTTGAAGAGCCAAGATACGGACGTATGAGATCCCTTGAGACAACATCACTTGCTTGTGGAGTTATCGACAGATCGCTTACTAGTATTGCGTCTGCTCCTGTTGGTGTTGGATCTGCTCCGTAGCTGCTTTCCAGTTCCAGAAGAATTACTCGTTTCCTTTCCAGAAGTGCCATTTTCTTTTACCTGATTTGGGATAGGGGGAGAAGTGCGCTTGATTAAAGTGCGTTCGCCTGTTTCTGGGTCAAGCGAATAACTACCGCCTTCGCTTGGATTTACTTCGTTCATAGTAG